TCTTTTAGTTTCTTCCAGCTGCCTCTCTTGGAATTTACGATGCCAGGCTTTGTCTTCTCTGCTATCGGCTAAAGCCTGCTCAGCTCTTTGATGCTGCAATATTTGATTAGCCAAACGCTCATTTTCGGCAATAGCTGTATCCTCGCTAGTATTATAAGCCGAGAGTGCCGGATTCATCGCCCTCCCTATAACTCCTAAATTGTTTTTAAATCCACGCTGGATAGGCTCCTTTGCTAAACCATTACCAAGAGCAAGTAACGCATTATTTATCGCTCTATGCTCCTGATCCCTATTCATCCCTAAATTGCTTCTTGAGCTGCTAATTGCTTTTGCTATCCCTTCATCAAAAGGATTTCTTCTTTCCGGCAAAGCTTGCATGCGATTTAATATTTCGTCTTCCATAATAAAATATCTTTAAATAAATATAAAATTATTCCACAAATGGTCTAGGAGTAAAATTATATGCAGGTTGTACTAATCCTCCCCAACGTCTTTTTATATCTTGTATTGCACTATATTTTGGGTTATTTATGATTTCGCTAGGCGAAACTGAAAAATGCCTGTTCCATTCATACTGCCATCCTTTTCTCGGATCACTAGCACCTTGATTTATGGCAGCATCCATATTAGCTACAAGAGTATTAAACCATGCTTGTTTTTCCTGCTGTAATCTTGAAACTTCATTTTTTTCATGCTGCTCTCTTTGAATTTGTTTTCTGAATATTTCTGCCTGCTTTGCCCTTTCCTGCTCCTGCAATTGCTTTATCCTGTTTTCTTCAGCTATTTTTAAAACCATCTGCCTTTCCTGCTCTTCTCGTCTTTCCTCTTCTTCTCTCATTTTTTGTCGCTTAGTATTCTCAAAATCAGTATAATTCTTGATACCTCCCATATCCTGATTTAAATTACTCTCAAGCTCCGTTTCACTATGACTTACTGGCACAGTTTGCGCATATTGTGCCAAAGCATGAATATTTGGCCTTAAAGACGGCGTATAAACAGAGGGGGTACTACTGACACCCGGATTAGCAAAAATACTACTGATTTCTGGGCTTACATTGTATTTTACAATATCACTTCCTGACCCTTGCGGCCATTCCTGATTTCTCTCTTCTTCAAATCGCTCCCGCCTCTGGTTTAACTCATCTTGCGTATTTAGCCATTTATCCACTCCAAGCTGGTTCATTCCGCTAATCTTGCCAAGTACGTCCTGATATTCAGATAATCCTTGCTGACCTAAACTATTTAACTGGTTTAAATCATTCATGTCGCTTTTATTTAAACTGCTCATTCTTCCCCTAAGTACATCCTGCAACAGATTATTTCTATTGCCAAAACGGCTTTTAGCGATTCTATTAATAGCATCCTCGGTTTGCGATAAATGTGATTGCGATCCATAAGTACCTTTTCGCTCATGATCCATACTGATTCTTGCTTTCTCTGCTTTTAAAAGACGTTTTGTATCAGCATCAAGCTTATCTGCTTGTGGATCATAAATTGTAGGTAAATCGTTAATACTACGTGAGCCAATATTCTCTCGCCCCATTAACGAGCCATAAAGCTTATCTCTTTCTTCCCTTGAGGAATCATTATAATCATGACTTAAATCCCCTAGCAGGCGATGTGATACCGATAAATCTTCTGGTACATTAGCTAGTTGCTGGCCACTATAAGTAGGAGTAGGGCTATTATAAAGATTTAGCCCTTTTTCAAGCACTTTAACTGCTGCTGCCTCACCATAAGGCCCCATGTTATCAGGATTACCACCGCTATTTACTATATTGTACAAAGCCTTCATCTTTTGTTTTAGGGCGTTTAATTCTTCATAAAACCTATTCTTATCTGCTGAATTTGCTAGATGTGAATATATATGCTGCTGATTGCCAAATTGTCCCAGCATAGAGTTCAGTCCCGCTCTCTTTGCTTTTTCTGCGTTACCAAGTGCATTTAAACTATTTCCAAGTCCTTGATTAAATTCAGACTCTATCCCTTTCGCATCGTTACTTAAAGCATCTATACCAACACGGGATAAATCAAGCCCCTTGTTCAGGTTCTTGTCAAACTTATTATAAAACCCGGTTTGTCTACTACCGGTTCTATCTCCAAACTGTTTTCCCATCATCCTCCATCCGGTATTACCCACTCCTCTTTGACCTGATGAGAGTATATCTAGTAAAGAGGTCTTTTGCCCCTTATTAAAACCCTGCGGAGTTCTACTTAAAACACTGTTTGCTTCTACAGAATAAGGAGCGGGAGCGTTATTAAACTGCTCTTCAAGCGTTCGTTTCTTCTGCGTTAAAGAAGACATTGGAACACTAGTCTTTCCCCTGTATACGGGCGCCCCGTTACTTACCATTCGCCCTATATCACGATTAATTAAGCTAAGCGCCTGCTCTCGGAGGTCATTTAAGTTTTGTGTTTTCATATTATCCTCTTAAATAACTCTCTAAAGACTTTACTCGTGGCGGAAGATTTACTTTTCCTCCTCTCTTATGCCGGCGGATATTTTCACGGAACGCATCAAGCTTGCGTGCTCCAGCTGCATTATTACCATCTCCTAAATCAGAGACTGTAGATGCGTCAAACACATATTCGCCGTCGCTAAGCTTTGCATCAATTAAATCATCCTGACCGCCGGTATCACCGCTTAAATAATGTAGGGGGCTTGCAGGGTAATAAATTTCTTCTGTTAAATAAGAATAAGGACTACGGGCGCTCCCGCCGCCTTTCATTTTAATAGGCTTACCATCATCATCTGTATACTCAATCCAGCGACCGGTTCTTGCAAATTCCTCAGGTGATACAACGCGCCTGCGAACAGAACCCATGTTCTTTATATCTTCATCTAACTGCTTGTTTTTCCGCTTTTTTTGTAAATCGGCACGTGCGGTTTCCAGAGCTTCATCAGCTTCAACTTCAGCAATCGTCTTACGACTAGCGTTGCGATATCTTCTTTCTTCCTCTGCTATTTTCTCTGGACTTTTTGGTTTTTCTCTACCTAAATATTGAGCGGCAGTAGTACCAAGCGTTAGTAAATTCCCTGGTTGTGTTAGATAGTCTTGTAATTTATCGGTAAAACCCATATTGTCTTGTTTTTTCTGTCTATCAAGCATGTAATTATAATAGTTCTCGGTATAATCCCCGCTACTGACACCTAAACCTTGACCTTGTCCTCTGCCCATACCTGAAGAAAGTGCAGTTGCAGCGCTAAGTCCACCACTTACATAAGGATTACTTCCTCCAAGCCCAAATAATCCGCTACTACCGCCAGAAGTCCCAAGACCTAAGGCAGGTAATATTGCATTAGTAGTACCATAATTACTAAGACTAGAACCAAGAGCTGTAGCTCCGAGCTTACTTGCTCCCCATCCAAGCCCTGATGCCATAGATGGAAGAGCTGCGCCCATACCTGCTCCTTTTAAAGCTCCGCCGAGTGCGCTTTTACCTCTTGCTGCGTGCTGAGCTCCTTGACCGATAGCCCCTCCTATAATACCTCCTATTCCAGGCGCAATCATGTTACCGATAATTGCCCCAGCTCCACCTCCTATTACACTTTTTATTGCTTTAAAAGGCTTTTTCCAAAAACTGTACTCACGAAGCCCGGTAGCAGGATTTATAGTACCACTTCCTCCTAAACTTTTTAATATGTGAGCTTCAATAGGATTAATATGAGCAAGCTCGGTATCGCCGTTTCTGCCGTGTCTTCGGATAAGATCGGCAAGCTTCGGTAAGTCATCATCACCGACAGACCCTCCTTCTTTAAAAGAATACTGCACTCCTGTATTATCATAAGCATTACTGTAAGACATATTTGGATCACCATAACCTCCATCTTCATAACGAGAATCAGGCATTTGATTGTCGCCATTAGAAACTAGGTTATAAGGATCGGAATTATTATAAGGGTAGTTGTAGGTATTTAAATATGGATCGTAATTTTGCATTTTTGCCTCTAGTCTATAACAAAAATAAAAGCTTTATTTTTATTATAGCAGAAACAATCTTAATCCTTGTTTTTTCGTAAAAAGAAAAAAGGAGCTAAAAAGCTTAGCCCCTAAAAACAGAAAAAAAATGAGTAATTGATCGTGTGTTCACGTTAACATATTTTAATAAGCAAATCTAGGTGTATTTTCTAAACTTACGCTGCCTCTACTATGCTTTGCGAATAATTATATTGCTTGTTAATATACTCTATACAAGCCAGTTGCTTTTCTTCCTCTAAATCAGCAATACTCTCAACACCAGCTTTACTACACCACTTGTTTATTATCTCGCTTGATATGTTATGCAATTTAATAAGTTCTAGCAACTTTAAAAGTGTTTCGCTTGGTTCTTGCCTTGTTACTTCTTCCTCCTCTAGTACAACGTCATCGAATTTAATAAGTTCTATGAATTTGGCTAAAGTTTCGCTTGGTTCAGTATTTACTACTTCTTCCTCCTCTAGTACAACGTGATCGAGTTTGTTGCTTAGCATATCAGTTTTTGTCACATGTGTTACGTTCTTTTCTGGCATATCTACTACCTGATAGTCTTGTGCCTCTTCAACTGTTATCAAGCCTCCTAAAGCATCTGCAAACTTATCTCTAAGAGCAAAACCTCTAGCTCTCATCTGCATCATTCTTTTCGGATACTGAGTCCAAGGACCAGTCTTACCCCATAAACCAGCCTTTTTAGCATCTTCTATGCTAAATCTTACAGTATGCTCAGTTTGGTTCTTACGTTTTACTGTGCAAAAAACTGTATTTGTTTTCTCATCATACCACTCCTTGATATCTTCAAATGACGAATGTGCCTGTACAAGAGCAAGTAATGCGTCGCCATACACGGAGGGTTTGCCGTTAACAACCGCTATACTCTGCAAAGCCTGTATAGGCTTTAACCCAAGTTCAGCTCCCATCTGTACGGCAACCAGAATATCTGCTGCTTTACCCTGATAAGTTTTTGGCACCATAGCGCTATTTGCTATAATCGTAGCATACTCCATAGCTTCTTTTAAATTACTCGGTGTTAATAACGTTGTTTTTACTGCTATATTACTCATTTTCTACCTACTTAATTAAAAACATTCTTGATTGCTTACCCGTGTTTAGACATTGTTCGTATGCGTCCTTAAACATTTCCTTTAGTTTATTGACGTTAACAAGCGACCTTGGAGCAGTATTCTTCCACGTAGCTATTACATTCCCCTGAATGTCTATTAGCACGTCATAATCCTGCATAAACTCTTGAATTTCAACTTTTAACTTTTCAATAGTGTCGGCTATCTTACTTTCTTCTTCTCTAGCCTCCTTAAGCTCTTCCCATTTTTCCATAATGTTATCTTCCGCTACAATTTCTTGATAATTACTTTGTGGGAATAAGTTAAATGTATCCCTAGTACTCACACATTTAGGCGGTATCCTTTTTTCTATATGGTTATGCCAGAAGTTACAGGCTATCTTAATTAGCTTTTCCTCTAGCTCCTTATTTCTGTTATAAGTATAAATCCTAAAATCTTGACCGCCGATGAGTACTGCTATATCAACTTTTGGAACGTCACAGATAGCAGCATAATAAGCAACTTGTACCAGATATGACTCAGGGATTTGGTCAGTGCCTGAGTCGCCCCATTCTTTGCCCTTATTAAAGCCAGCTGTTTTACATTCTAAAATATGCGTTCCATTGTTTACCCATCTATCAATATTAGCTCCTAAAAACTTGTATTTTGGGTGATATATTGTATTTGGCTCTACTTCCACATCGTAGCCAGTAACTTGTGCATACTCCTTAGCGACAACATCCTCTAAGAGATTCCCCCACCTCATTGCGGCATTAGTTTCCTCTCTAATATCATCGCTGGTTTTATCTAAGTATACGTCAAGAGCCGTGCGGTATGGATTAAGTCCTGCTATAGCACCTAGATCACTCCCACCTATATAACTCTTACGCTCTCTTAACCATTGTTGTTTGTTCATATAAATAATTCTTTAGTTCTTTATTTATGTAATTCTTTAGTTATTTATTTAATAAATCAAATTTTAACTTATTTAAAAGTTCATCTAATAAACGAGCATTTGGATTTTTTTCAACATGTTCTTTATAGCTATCTTCCCGTCTTTTTACGTCTTGCCTACTTTTCCATTCGTTGTAAAATAGGTTTTCCATATCTACGTTCATATAATTACCATTATTTCTTTATTTATAACTTTCTGTATTAATAGTTTAATGTATTCCTATAAATATTTTTTTAAATTCTCAAATGTTTCTAATGTTTCTTTTTCAATTACAAGAAAATTATATTTATTAAATCCCTCAATAAATTGTAACAATAAATCACAAAAAGTTTTTGGAACTACTACCCATTCATTATTGGTTTGAGACTTAAGCCACATCGACAATTCGTGCGTATCTACACCATCAATTTTAGTAAATAGCAACCTCATAAACTCTTCTTTCGGAATAAAACGATCTTTTATTACTGACATCTTAAACCTCTACCCCCCTTGATTGTAAATAATAAGAGCGCAAGCTTTGATCATGTATGTAAGCATTATGCTCGGCTTCTTCTATTGCCTGCTCTAAAGCCACAAGATCATATTCGCTACTATCCCAATCTATACAATAGTCGTTTGCTTTCTCGAGTAAATACTCGTATTTATCAATATCAACCATTAATTGGTAGTAATTATCGCCATAACTTTTATAGGGAATGTTATAAAACATAGCTCTCTCAATCTGCTCCTCTATAAAGGCTTCTCTTGCTCGCTCGCCAATTCTAGCAAACGTTTCTTTGCTAGATGCTGATAATTCTACAGGTTCACTTTTGACCTCATGAAACTTAGGCTTATCCGTGATATTAGCAGGCAGCCGATCTATTATTTTTTCTAGATTTTCTTTGGATTGGTTTCTTTCTTCAAAAATTCTTATAGCCTCCTTCTTGGATTCTAAATTTTTTAGAACTTGTAAAGCTTCCTTTGGTGAGATCAACATTTGCCTCAAAGCTTCCTTAGCCTTGGCAACGCATGTATCTTCTAAACTCGGCATGGTAGATTCTAACAACTGATATCTTTTATCAATTATACCATAGCTGTTTTGACTAGTGATTTTGTCGTGATTTTTTCCACCTTGACATAAAGGTAGGGTTGAGATATTTTGCATATATACCTTCTTCTCAATTTGGGTTATTGAAAGTAAGAATTATTAGGTCTAGAAAACAAAAAAATTCTTACGACATATAAGGTTCTTAAAACGTCTTAAGCTAGTAACTTAAGGCGTTTTTTTATTGCCTTATGAGATGAGTATAGGGGATAAAAACAATTAAGTCAAATATTTTTATAAAAAAAAATATAAATTTTATTCTAACTAAATATTATAGATTGATGTTGTTTATACTGGTTAATTATATCTTCTATTTTTAGAGCATTAAAATCATAGGTATTACGATAATCATCATTTTTTATTAAAATATTATCTTTTTTTAAAATTTTAAGCGAAGTATATACTGTTGGTTTGGTTAAACCAGTAGCTTTCATTAAATATTCAATACTACCAGTTACTCTATGATCAGATTCTATTTTTAATAAAGTTTCTATTAACTTACATGTAGAATTAGAATATTTTTCTAACCCTTTTAATGCTTCAAAAAACTCTTCTTTATTTTTCATATATAAATGTAACATTTTACTTATTTCCTTTATTTAATAATATTATATAACGATTATTATGAAATTTTCAATAAATTTACTTGAACTTTTTTTTAACTACATTATCGTTAATGGCTATGTAAGTAATTTTAAGAGGTAAAGAGAGGATTAAAAAACTG